TTTTATTTTAAATACCAGTTGAGAGGTGAGTCTCATCCGATTGCTGAGGTGAAGCAATTTCAAATTCAAATCTCCACGACAAAGAAGGAAGTACCTATATTGTTGCGTGTAAAACCGAATGGGTTGTGCCTGACAATGGGTCGAATAGCTAGTTTCCAAGCCAGCCTTAAGGCGCTCATGGAGACCACAAAAACCCAGTTGGAAACTGTTTCTTTCCAAGGCTCAGATGGTGCCTTATACCCATCAATCCTTAATGTTGTTTCGTCATCTCGTTTATTTTATTTTAAATACCAGTTGAGAGGTGAGTCTCATCCGATTGCTGAGGTGAAGCAATTTCAAACTCAAGCCTCCACGACAAAGAAGGTAGTACCTATATTGTCGCGCGTAAAACCGAATGGGTTGTGCCTGACAATGGGTCGAATAGCTAATTTCCAAACCAGCCTTAAGGCGATCATGGAGACCACAAAAACCCAGTTGGAAACTGTTTCTTTCCAAGGCTCGGATGGTGCCTTATACCCATCAACCCTTAATGTTGTTTCGAAAATAAAAGGTGACCCCTACACCTTGCTCAATTTAGGAGGAACAGAAACCCCGTTTCGATTTGATCATGTATCTGGTGATTTTATATTTATTTCTAGCGTAGAAATAGATGTTTCTATTATAAAAGCGTATTGTAGAATTACTAATGTATCATATGATGATTTTGTTTTAGACCCTCTATTTACCGTAGTAGATGATAATTTATTTCCTCTAACTCGTTTTGAAATATTGCATGTTGATTGGAGCCGTTTACCCCCTATTAAACTTTACAGAGATTATAATACGTATAAATTTGTAGATGGCAGACATAGGTTATTAAAACTGCTCATAGAGTGTAAATTTGATCCTACCTTTATGTTGTTTTGTGGCGTACATTATGTCTCGGATAAATCAATTTTTAACGCAGAAGGTGATAATAAAATAGTAAAATTTTCTGTTAGAAGTTCATCTCATTTATTTTATTTAAACGTCTATAAAAAGTGTTTAATCGAACTACATAAAAATGACTTCAAAAGAAGGAACATACCGTGTTTCGAGTATAAGGGTGCCAAAGTAAAATTCGAAGGAGGTACCCGTAAGGAAGCTATGGAACTATACCATCAATTGCATTTGAGAGTTTTTGATCAAGAAGCTCTTGATAGCATATTTTCATCAGTTTCTACTAAATTTCGAGATTTCGTGTCAGGAATTAATACTATTTTTGGTGTCGTGTCTAGTATAGGCAAAGCTTCTAATTCTGTGTCTGAAGCTTATAAATCATTTAGAGAATCTCAATTTAAGAGTTCTATTCAATTTTTAAACCATCCTATCGTTTCTTATTCAAGGAAATTACTAGGTATTATAGCTAATTGTTATTCGTTTATTAAAGATCCTAGTTTTTTGAATATTAATTTGATGTTATTAGTGTACGATGTTATGTCACTATTTAATGACGTGACTGGGTTTCAATGTGAGACTCTTGAAACAATTTTAGTCGCTGGGGTTAGTGGTTTGATCCCATCTGCCATACTTAAAATATTGAAGCAAATGAGTGTGCTTTCTAGCAAAAAACTGTTTGACGATTTAAACTTGATATATGAGTTATTCTCATTACTGTCTTCTTTTCTCAAAATTATAATAGATTGTTTTCCCGAGGGTGTTAGATCTTATATGTTAGTGGTTCTTAAATTGTTCGGGTTAGATGAGTTTTTGTATATACAGAGGGCTAAAATCCTTTGTGTTGAGTTTAGGAAAGATAAAAGATGTATGATGTTAGATAACTTCAGGACTCAAGTTAAAGAGTTAGAAAGATTAATATTAGAAGTCGATGTTAAAAAATATTTTTCAAAAAATAAGATGTTTTCTGATATCTGTAGTGAATTTAGTAGGTTAACTAAAGGAGTTAAGTCGTATGAAGAAGCTAGTAGACAAGAACCGAGTTGTTTTGTTTTCCAAGGGCCCCCTGGATGTAGGAAATCAGTTACTATTAATAAAATTATATCCGTTTTGGGACTAACGCATTACTCTCATACTGTGAAGAGTACTGAGGATGCTAAGAGTTGGTTTGATGGTTATAATTCAGAAGACATAGTCTATATGGATGATGTTGGCCAAATGGGTAAGTCCCAGTGGAGGTATATTATAAATTGGGTATCTGCAGTTAAGTTACCTTTGGATTGTGCTGAGGCGTCTTTAAAGGACACAAAGTATTTTAATAGTGATACGATTTTAGTAACTACTAATAACTTTACTAATTTAGATGGATTCACTAGTAAAGATTGCATAGAAACTCCCGAAGCCCTTTGGAGAAGAGGGTATGTGTTTGATTTTGAACACGCAAAGGGCGTTGACGTAGAGATGGAAGGTTTTGTTACCTTTAAATACTATGATTTAAAATCCAAACAATTTATTAATGCTTTCCCTCCAGAGTTCGTCCAATTTTTAATCTCTCATGATGTAAAATTGGAATCTGTATGTAGGGTAGAAAATCAGAACGAGTTCCTCCTTTGGTTAACTACGATCATAATGGGTTTCAGGAAGATGAAAGCGGAACAGAAATCTAATAACACCTTGAATGTTGAGGATATTAGAAATATTCGTGGTATGAATCCTTTCATGAGTGAAGGTCTTTCAAACTTTAATGAGTATTTCGAATTATTTTCAGAATATGTTGGTTATAGCCTAGACTTAGCGAAAGATTTCTTTTTGGACTCTCTTGTTATGATTAAAGATAACCCCATTAAAGTAATATCAGGAGCTTCAGTTTCCCTGTTGTTGGTTGGAATTTTATATAAGATACATTCGAGTTTTAATCAAGAAGGGGCGTTTCTTACTACTATGGAGGGCAAACCTTCTAGTAAGAATATTTCGGACAATTTTGAAGTTCTCGATTTAAACGCTTCCCATAATATGCTTTCTAAGTTGAGTTCTCAGATGTTCGAGATAGATATGAATTTCTATGAGAACGGCGTCAAGAAAGTAGCCTCTTGCCACGCGTTAGTAACTGGGAGACGGGTTTTAGTGCCTTACCATTTAGTTTTGAATAGGACTTTACAATTAACAATATATAAAAATAAAGAGTTAAATCATAGAATTGTGGATAACTCTCCAGTAGAAGTAATATATAGACGAGTTGAAGATGATGTAGCGGTTTTAGCTTTGAGTGATGGATTTCCGACTCCTTTCCCAAAGTTGGCTTCTTGTTTTCAACTTTTAGAAGATCCCATTGTAGGTTTAGTTTTTCCTAACAAGGTTGTTAAGTTAGAGGGTATTCTCTCTAAAAATAACCCTGGTACTATAGTATATCCAGTTGGCACTATTAAAAATAAAATCCAATCTCCTGTCGTTTATGAGGGTCTGCATTATAAGGGTATGTGCGGAGTTTTGTTAGTTAGTAAACAAGGTTACGTTTCAGGTATGCACGTAGCAGGAGAAGAGGAATCGGGTTTAGGAGCGTCCTTGAAGTGGTCGCGTTCATGTAGAGAGGACTTGATGTTAATATTTAGTCAAGCTGATAAAGGTTTGAAACTAAATAACAACATTAGTTCTAAATCATATCCGGATTGTAGCGCTACTAAGATAGAGTCAGATTTATGTAATTACGTTCCTAAAGATTCCAATTTTATTAAAACACCCTTGTATAATTTGTTTAATAATTCCAGAGTTCCAGCCAACTTAAGCATCTACGGTCCACATACCGTTAAAGACATATCTAAACCGAGTCGTTGCCCAATAGATACTTTGGATCAAGAGGAAGTTGACTTCGCGTCAGAGTTAATCGAGTTATATCTCGAACCATTTTCTGATATAGAAGATACTGAAGTAGTATTGGGCAATGAAACATTAGCTCCGATTAATAAGCAATCCTCCAATGGAATCTTTCCTTTGAAGGATAAGAACGATTGTTTTGACTTCGCAACTGGAACTATGAAACCTGAGTTTAAGAAAATGTATAACGAGTTTGAGGCGAGGATGGCCTGTGGTGATGTTAAGGCTTCCGATATAGCATGGACTGAAACCTTAAAAGATGAGTTAAGGAACGAAGAAAAACCATATCCAAGAAGTTTTAGGATTTGTCCAGTTACCGTGCAATATTTAACTAAAAAGTGTTTTGGCAACTTAGTTACCCATATTGTTAAAAATAGGTGGTCCAATGAGATAATGATTGGCATTAATCCCTTTAAGGATTGGACGAAGTTATATAACAGAGTACAAGGGAGTACGAGTTGGGGGGGAGATATAGGCAAATATGATAAAAACATGAAAGTACAACTTCAGGTTAAGATAGCCGAAACCATATTAAAATTCTATAAGGGGGAAATGGGTCAAGCTGCTCGAAACGTCTTATTAAATATAGCTTATAACGTAGTCGTAGTTAATGACGACACTTGGATCTTAACTCATTCATTACCATCTGGATGTTGGTTAACGGCAATTTTTAATAGTTTAATCAATCGTGCTTATACGGCTATGTGGTATTATAGAGAACTTAAAAAACATGGCATTAAACCCAATGTCTTAGAGTTTCATAATGATCTGTCTGATCCAGTATATGGAGATGATAGGTTAAATAACTGTAAAAATTCTAAATATACCGGGTTCTTAAATGCTTTAACTATGGAGAAATTTTTTAACTCTTTAGGTATGGAAATGACTGACTCCCTCAAAGGTAAGATTATCACACCTTTTCAGCCAGTAGCAGAATTGACGTTCCTAAAAAGGTATTTCAGGTTTCATCCGTTACTCAATGAGATTACTTGTCCTCTTGATCTCCGTACTGTTTACAGTACTCTTTCTTGGATCGATAAATCAAAGAGTGACTTAGATGGAGTGCTATGTGATAAAATAAATAATTTTCAGAGAGAAATTTTCCTGCATTATGATATATATGCAGAGAACGTGGATAAATTAGAAAGATTCTGCGACGAAAATAATATATTGTTTACCCGTTTGACGACAAAATATTTAATTACGTTGTATAAGTCTAACTTTTTCGACACGTTTTATCAAAACGCCTATAATTTATTGCATTAAAATATATAAAATTAATTAAATAAACTAGGGATAGTATAAATCCAACCTTTCACTATTTATCGCCTTATAATGAGTTACTTGGGCTCAGGGATGGAATAGTGGATTGTATAAGTCAAGTAGCTCTATTTGAGAAATATAGTGATAATTTCTTTCTTCGAGTTTAAACTATCAACTTCACTACAATAAATACAATAGATGAAAATTTTAAAAGTTCATTAAGAACTAAAGATGTTGTAAAAATTTCTAGTATATATAATAAATATCCGAAAATTAATCATATACCCAAAGAATTTAAGATGAATTATGATCAAATTTTGGATAAACCATTTTTAGTAACTACTATCCCCTGGACTACCGCATATACACCATTTTCAGAGTTATGGAGATTACCTTTTCCCAGTAGCATAATGTCTAATGCCCTCGCTAGAGTTCCTTTTAATTCTTCAGTGTTTTACCAAGCCAAAATGTGTTGTATGTTGCAGGTCTCAGGTACGCCTATGCATCAGGGCATATTGTTAGTAGCCGCTTTACCTCATGGAACTCCTAAAATTTTAAATCCAAATCAAATTTTATCAGCTCCTCACGTTTTCTTAAATGCTACAGAATCAACTTCTGTCTGCTTGGAGTGCCCAATGTATACCCCGACAACCGTGTATAGAACGGCAAATCCATTGTCCAATCCTAATAATACTCAATTAAACACCAGTGTTTTAGGCCCTGATGTATTTGATCTGGTTTTGTTTATTATGGATCCTCTCCTTGCGGCAGCAGGCTCCTCCACTAGTATATCAGTTTCTGTCCACTGCATGTTCGAAGATGCGGAATTTTACGTACCTAAAGTTGGTGAAATGCAATGGCAAGCACAATGTGGGATGCAAGACCATTTTGTGATTAAGAGTAAGGCTGAAATAGGTACAAATTGTGCATGTGGTAATAAAAAGGTGAAAGAAACTGAAGGTGAATTTGAAAATGAAGCTAGTGTAAAAAGTCGCTTGCTTAGTATGTGGTCTTTGCCGACAACTATACTAGACGACGTGGCCACTGGGCTGAAGGGAGTGGCTGGAGATATAATAGATTACACAAGAAACATGGTCAGAGGTCTCACTGGCTTTCATAACCCAAATAATTCGCAAATAGAAAGTAGAATGATGGCAACGTTTAGAAACTTTCCAAATAATGTAGATCAAGTAGTTAGATATGAAGTTTTAGATAATCATAGTCAATTTAGTAGAATATATGATGATTTTTACTTTAGAACTTCGCAAGATGAGATGGATCTACCTTTCTTGTTGTCCAAACCTGTTTACATAGGAAAATTTAAAGTCTCTGGGTCGGATGCGATTGGCAAGAACTTGTTTGCTTACCCAATGACCCCTATGGTAGAAGCAGGAATTAGTGGGTTAAACGCTGAAACTATCTTTTATTCCCCTATGAGAACTATCTACGAAGCGTCAAGATATTGGAGAGGTAGCTTAAAATTACACATACAAGCTAACTGTACTAACTTTCATTTTTGTAAACTAATAATTCTAAAGAGTTATACTAGTGTTAAAGGAGTTGTTTCTTCGTCCTCCGTCGTTCCTTCATATAATAGTATACATAATTTACCAACTGACACTTTAGAGTTTTCGGCTGGAGGTCAAGTGCATACTATAGATCTTCCTTTTTGCAGTAATTTGAAACAACTTGAATGTACCAAAGATTTATTGTACAATGCTATAAGTCATGGTATGATATATTGTTATCTAGTACAACCATTGACTTATAATTCGAATGTCCCTACCACTATATCATTTAATGTCTATATCTCGGGAGGTAAAGATTTGGAATTTAGTGGTTACGCAACAGACAATCTTGAGGTTATGTTAGGTGATAACCCTGTTTATCCTGGGGTTCCAAATTTCTTTGGAGAATCTAAGGGAACTTATGAAATAGTTGGCGATAAACATACTGGATTGATAATAAATGCAAATAATAATAGAGCCACCTTTCAAAGCGAGGGAGAAGAGAAAATCGAATCTTTAGTAGAAGTTTCCTCTCAATCTTCAATACTCAATAATAAAGTAGATGTAGGAGAAAATCATAACATGGCATTTAGACCTAACACTTCAATTAGAGATTATTTAAGATTTATGTATCCTCAAGCCACTATACGAATACCACCTGATGAGCCTTTGGTAACTAAATTCATAAATATAGTAGATTTAGTGCATTCTTATTCGCATTCGGATATGTTTTTAGCTTTAAATTCTTTATATCTTGGAACTTCGGGAGGTTTCAAGTTTAAATTTAAAATAATAGGCGCAACTTCGGCTAGCATTTACTACCTCCCACCAGGAACGGCATATTATGGTGATGGAGTCTTTGATATAGGCCCTACTAGAAGTACCCCACCAACGGACGCCCCAAGTTTGTCGAATTTTGAACATGGAATGGGTTTTCTACCTTCAATTAAATCGTATACTTCGCCTCAAATAGAAATTCAGGATTATACTAGACCATATAAAGGAGTATCACCTGGCCTTGAAAGTACACCTGGAAATGCTTTCGAGGTAGAGTTTGCAATTCCCAATATGAATCCAAATAACTACGTGGGAAATGCAGCTAAATGGCGATCTGGTTCTTATCCAGATCCAGAAAATGATTACGGTGTGTTAATGCTTAATATTGTTATGAGCAAAGATGAAGTTGCAACATCTCCATGCTATATAATTCCGTTTATTGGATTTAACGATGAAACTAGATTGGGATATCAAGTGTACTGTCCACAGAAGAAAATCGCAAGTTATGGAGCTGACGGTAAAGTCTTGAGAGATTCAATGTACAGGCCTCTAACTTATACTGTAAGTCCAGATGGTGGATTTGTGCTAAATCCAGCACCTAGTTTTGGTGCTTACTATTTTAAATCAGTTTAACCGTTTTGTTGTAATTTAATTTAGTCTTACATCAATCTTTTAGTTAATGTGTATTAAATGTGTAAAATAACAAAATAAATAAAATAAATAAATAAATAAAATAAAACAAAAACAAATAACAAATTAGTGTATATAAAATTTGTAAAATTTAAATCTGAATCTTTAAAGTCGAGATCCAGTTCAATATTAATTGAGAGGAGGCTTTCTCTTTGTATATCTTATGGGTAAACAGGGAGTATAAAATATGTTTATCCATAAAAGTAGTCTCCTCATAGGCTT